AGGGGATTTACCCCTCCTCCGAGTGGAGGCTAATTATGCTCTTCATCGATCGTTCGGCACACTGGACCTCGCTTGCTTCGGTGAGGTGTCGCTTAGATCAGCCGGCTTTTGATACGGGTTTAACCCTTACCATCAGCCCGACCGGTCACCGTGATTACACACCTAACAGCGTTCTCAAGTCAGGGTATTGCATTGATCCCTTATGGGATTATGTTTTTGCATCTCCCGAGCTTGAAGTCTCGTTGCCTGACTTACTTGGATGGCATAGCTACCCTACGCATCAAACAGAGGTGGTGGTATCAGAACCCACCACTCGGAATTATGCGGCTAACGCAGATGGGAGTAGGTATGGAAACCTCTTCTCAGGCCTCTTGGCCTTTGGACGTGTTCCACATCCTCCTAGCAGCTTCACACATGAACACGACACCTGGCACGAAAGCCTTGGTGGTAGAGCGATATATGGAGATGTTTCTAAGGGACTACTTGGTCCCGGAAACTCCATCCATAGTGTCGTCGAGTCACTTGCGACGTATGTTAATAGCGTCTTCAGTGATCGCGTTGATGTGCACATCAGTCCTGTCTTTGGCGACTTCAGATATCGACCGAGCTCCTTCGGGGGCTCGAACGCCGACTATTGGCAAGTTTCCTCGCGGATTCTTGACCTTTGTGAAGCGTTATCTGCAAGAGCCAATCGGGTTATCATTAGACGATTTGGTTACAACCAACATGTCTATACTGACTTCAGCTTTGAGCAGGCGCATTCGACGTATAGTGAATGTATCATTCTTCACTACACATATGCATGCACTCTCTTCCTAAGCGACTCACTTGCTTGCCGCGATTCATATCGCGTACGCATGCAGTTAAAGACCACTTTGGGAGATAGCTTGCATACTTCGAACAACCCTTTCGAGCTTGGCCTACATACTATTCACGGTCAGAGTGTTGTCCCTTCTGGGACTATCACTTATGACCGTATAAGTACGGATACTCCCTGGCAAATGTCAGGGAATCCTTGGCCTCGTGAGTCAGGCACCTTACAATTTTTGTTTGGTGCACACCCAGACCTGCTTGTTGATCGCTCAATGGGAAACCGGGAACTAGCAATCCCCGTTATTCTGAGGACGACTGATGAGCAGAAAGGATTCCGCCTCGATAGACTTAGAAGATTCTGGTCACGTCACGAGAGTGACATTCTTTCGACCAGTCTCTATTCGTCTGGAGACGCAGTGGGGAGGTTTGAAAGTTCATCAAACTTCTTTGAATCGCTGCCTGAGTTGCCACGACTTTTGTCCTCTGCTTTTCAGCTTTCAAGATCGCTGAGAGCTTTGACGGAAGTTCTTCGTGGTAATTTATCGTGGATGGGAGAGCTGGCGCGTAGTCTTGCAGAAGACTATCTTTTTCTTCTGTACGGTGTAACGCCAGCCGTCTCAGACGTGCGCAATCTTTCACGCATTGTTATGCGTGATGTGCGCGCCGCGGTTTTCTCAGGAGTATCTGTGCGGGGCTCTTTCCTTTATGACTTCGACTCTTCATTGAGTCGGGAAGTAGGGGAGGGTAGGCTATCTTTACAAACACACTCGAAGGTGGTCATTTCTGACCAGCTTTCCGTTTTAGCCCAGTTACTTACTGGGCTGGGTGGTGTAGGTTTAAAACCTTCACTTGAGAACCTGTGGGACCTACAGCGATATAGTTTCGTCGCTGATTGGTTCACAAATCTGTCGGCGCGCTTCCAGGACCTGGATAATACCATGCTTCTGGGTGCCCTCGCCCCCGCATACTATGTACATTCGTACAAGTTGCGTTACGAGTCTTCTTCCGAGGAGATTCGTCTTGCTCGTCTTGATCAAATTTCCGACCCGAATTGGCAGATTTTTGCGCGACATGTGTCGTGCATTACTCCTTTTCCTCGGTCGACCTTGATCGATTTTCGAGCCCCACCAAGCCTCTCTCAGAGGTTTGTCGCCGCCGGCGCCCTTCTTGTGGTGCTTGCGACCTAGTCCCCGACGATGTTTATCGCCGGTTAACTTTGATCACATATTTGCGAAAGGCAAATACCGTGGCAACAACCTACTCACTTCCAGGACCAACACCTGCCTTATTCGATTTAAACCTCAACGGTTTATCTACGGCGGACAGGGCTCTTATGAAATCCACGGGTTTCTCAACAACTCCCGCGGTCACGAAGGCCAGCTATAAGTATAACGCTGGTCTTTCTGCGGATCGTATCGTAGCCGAGGCACGCCGGGGCTATGACTTAAAGCTCGATAAGAGCTCCGGGTCATGGCGCCTATTCGGTAATCTACGTATATCCGTTTCAGAGACTGGTCTTGTGACGGACGTCCCCTTAGAAGCCGGCCTGTTCTGGAATTACGGAGGGAAGGAGCTTCCATCTACAGCGGAGCTTAACAAGCTCTTGCAGATGGCAGTGATGTCCCTCATGTATAACCTTACAGGAGCGAACGGCACGCCGACAGATGTTTATGTGTCAGCATTTGACGGGGGCGTGATCTCAGCTTATCCGTTCTAGCTGAAAATCATGAGCTTTTTACCCACTTTCTCCAGTTACGATCGGGGAAAACTTGTTTCCCAGTACGGCGCCGTTAATCTCGAAAAGATAGAGATTACTCACGACGCGTATATGCACCTATTAGCCTCCTCTCCTCTGGACCAGCATAAGCCGGCCAAGCTGTTTCGTCGCTTTTCGCGGACAATCATTACTGATTTACGCGAGATGATAGCGACTTACAGCTCCCTTGCCGATAGAATACTGAGCTCTGCCCAGTACACGTCGGAAGACACACAAACGGGTGTCTTTGTTCCGGAAATGAAGAAGACTCCGATCTTCATGGAGTACCTTCACTTCTTTCACACCGGGGACGCATCTACCTTGAAGTTCGTGCACACCTTTTTGGTTTTTGCCAAGAAGTTAGCGCTAGACTTCAAAGATCTCCAAGCCGTCGCCTTTCGCGAGTGGCTGGGGATTGAAAAGGAAATGGAAAGCTTCAAGACTGACGCAGCTGAAATGCGGCTTTTAAGGGCCGTCATCTCTCAGTTGCTGTTGGTGGATAACTTTCACGACGAACTGCTCCTCCCAAAACATGGAGGAGGGCAGGTTGCCGAAAAAGTCAGGGACATACGACAGAAGTTCGACCTTTTGGCCGTTCCCCCGAAGATTGCTAAGTGCTTTGCTCGTGGCCGATTCGTTATCGACCATTGGCAAAGGGGTGACCTTTTAGAACTGGTCACCCCATGGGTTGAGAGTTCAGTCGTGATGTTCGCGGCAAAGTCATACAAGACCTATAGATCGGTCTGTATGGAACCGGCAGTTGTCATGTACTTCCAACAGGAAGTAATGCGTTGGTTGGTGGATTGTATTCACCAATCACCTATTGGGCGTTTTGTTGACCTTCGGAGTCAAATCCTAAATCAGCAGTATGCCTATGTAGGCTCGGCTAACTTTAGCCTCGACACTATCGACCTCTCCGCAGCATCAGATCGTATACATACGGATATCGTGAAGGCTGTGTTCCCCTCTAAGATTGCTTTTTATCTTATGGGTACACGCACTTCAAAAGTGACTCTTCCCGATGGGAAGTCACATACCATGATTAAGTTCTCACCTATGGGTTCAGCAACTTGCTTTCCCGTTCAGTGCGTTCTTTTCACGGCGATTACCGTCATCGGCTATCTGATGAAGCTCAAGTCTTGCACTCTTACAGATCTGGTGAATCTTGACCTCAACAGCCAAAAGCTGATGGTCCAAGACCTACTTGGCCATCTGTCCGATAACTTTCGGGCTTATGGTCGGGCGCTTAGATCTCCTAGAGTGTATGGTGACGACATAATCTGTGACAGCCGTGTCACGGAACATGTCACGCATTTGCTGGAGCACTTTGGCCTTAAGGTGAACTTGAACAAATCGTTCACTGGGGGCCAATGTGTTCGTGAGAGCTGTGGCATCTTTGCTTTTAACGGCGAGGATGTCACACCGATGTACTTACGGGTAAAAGACGGACACAGAGGGGCTTATGACCCTTCCGTGTTCGTTTCACTCGTGGCTGTAGCCAATGCGGCTGGCGACTTTGGTTTTTCCAAGGTCCAAAGCTACATTATCCGTTATATGAGAGCCCGATACTTAAGGCTCTTGCAGCCTTCCCATTCAGGGAAGCTGTTGGCGGATCTGCCCTTTACCGAAGACAAGAACTCCTTCGGAATATGGACAAAGCGAAAGCATCCACCTGTGACTGTGCGGGAACACACTGGAAAGTCTACGCATTCGCACCGCGTGGGTAAGAAGGTGACTTCCGCATGGCATATTCTTGAGGAACTCGCGCTGTCCGTCGTAGGCGAAAAGGCCAGAGTTGTAGGCCAGGACGCTTATTACTACGATCAGTGGATGCGCTCTAAGATCCGGGGCGAGTCGGAAGGCTTTAAAATGCCTTCGTCAGGGATCTTTCCTCTCTATATGAGGCTCTCACGGGGATGGACTCCCGTGAGAATATAGAAACATGGCATTGGGGGC